CGCATTCCAGTTCACAACTAATGCCGGCACAGTTGTCACGCAAGAAGATTCACTCAAGATCGGAACCGTGTATGCGTGTGTCCGACTAATCGCGGACTCTATCTCAACTCTGCCAGTCGACACGTTCATTCGTGTTGACGGTGATCGCCGACCGTATCGTCCACGACCTGACTGGTTGGATATGCCTGAAATTGGTTGCTCACGCACCGATCACTTCCAACAGGTGCTTGTGTCAATGCTGTTGAACGGTAACTCGTTCACACGCATCATCCGTGACAACCAAGGCATTGCAGGGTTGACGGTGTTGAATCCTTTGAAAGTTGAAGTGAAGCGCGACGAGTCACGCCGAATCATCTATGTGTTTGACAACCGTGACGTGATCGAGCATGAAGACATGATCCATCTGTCCGAGTTGCGTTTGCCTGGCGATCTTCGTGGCCGTTCACGCATCGAACTTGTCAAAGAGAACCTCGGACTATCGAAGGCTCTTGAAGAGTTCGCTGCAAGGTTCTTCGGTCAAGGTTCGCACACTTCTGGCATCATCGAGTTCCCAGGCAACTTGACACGCGAACAAGCGAAGTCGCTTGTTGACGGATTCGAAGAAGGTCACAAAGGTTTGCGTCGCGCACATCGTCCAGGCATTCTGTTCGGCGGTGCGAAGTACACGACAACTTCGGTTGCACCAGATGATTCACAGTTCTTGCAGTCACGACAGTTCGCAGTCGAGGAGATCCTTCGTGCGTTCCGTGTACCACCATCAATGGCTGGTGTGATTCAAGCAGGTGCGCAAGCGTACGCATCAGTCGAAATGAACGGCATCCACTTCGTGATGCACACACTCCGACCATACGTCACGAAGATTGAAGATGGATATTCGCGTCAACTTCTGACCAACGGTTCATTCTTGAAGTTCAACCTTGATGGTCTGATGCGCGGCGACTTCGGTTCGCGTGTCGCAGGATATTCATCAGGACTGCAAGCAGGCTGGTTGTCAATCAACGATGTGCGACGATTCGAAGATCTGCGACCAGCCGATGGTGGCGATACTTACCGTGTGCCGTTGGCGAACGTCGATCTTGGTGCGGCTGGACTCACAGAACTTGACCGCAAAACAATGATGGCTCAACGTCTCATCAACGCAGGATTCGAACCAGCATCAGTATTGAAAGCACTCGACGTTGATCCGATCACACACACTGGTGTCGCACCAGTTCTCTTGCAACAAGTCACCGAACCAGCACCAACCTACGATGTGAACCAGCGTGATGTGAATGTGACGATGCCAGAAGTCGTTGTCAACGTCCCACCAGCGAACGTGAACGTCGCAGCACCGATCATCAATGTTCCTGAAACTATTGTGCGTGTAAACGTCCCAGAGAACAAGCCGAGTGTGCGCACAGTTGAACGCGACAAAGATGGCCGCATCTTAACAATCACTGAAAGATCGGAAGACTGATGGCAACAGGACTTTCGACTTATCTTTGCAACTCGTTTCTCAATGCGCTCGGCAACAACACTTCCTATGCGGTCACACAGGTCTACATCAAACTTCATGTTGGTGATCCAGGTTCGGCTGCGACCGCAAACGCTGCAACCGAAACAACACGCAAGTCGGTGTCGTTCGCTGCGGCTTCTGCCGGTGCGATCGCATCTGATGCAGATATCTCGTGGACAAACATCGCAGGTTCGCAAGACGCAACACACTTTAGCGCATGGGATTCTCTGACCGTAGGCAACTTCTTGTTCTCAGGCACGATCACAGGCAACGCCTACACCGCTGGTGACACTTACACGATCTCATCTGGCAATCTCTCTGCATCCCTAACAGTCGCAAGTTAGTACCGCTATGGCGGTGATCAGGTTCACGCTCGACGGGCCATCAACACTTGATGACATTGCATTCGGACTAGATGGCTTGCCATTCACTCTTGACACAAGCAAGTTGAACAGCACAGATGTTCTCAATGGTATTGAGTTCCTAACCACAGCCACAGGTGCAGCGTCACTTGGTGCAATCTTTGCGACTGCGACTGCGACTGTCACACACTTCGCAACCGCATCAGCCAACCTCGGCGAACTCATTGCTGAAGTTGCAGAAGTAATCGTCACAACCGAAGCGACAGCCGAATCACAACTCGGCGGACTTGCCAGTTCGGCGACCGCAACTGTCGTGCTACCTGCAACCGCATCGGCTGACCTTGGCGGTCTTGCTGCTTCGGCGATCACAGCGGTTGAACAAAACGCGGTCGCATCAGCAGACCTTGGCGGACTTGTCGCGACCGCAAACTCAATCCCAACACCACCAGAACCCGAACCAGAACCGACACCTTCGGGCGGTCGACAATACGCTGCACCACGACGCAAGAAAATTGAACCGCTACCAGAAGTCGAGATACCTGTCATTCAACCGAAACGACGCTACGCGGTTGTCTCAACATCGTTGAACGGGATGCAAGCACAAGCGACAAGCACGATCACATTCAGCATCTTGGAAGATGATGCTGAGGTATTGTTGTTGGTCTGAGGTCACAATCATGCCAATCACAAATGGATCTATTGCAGTCGGAACGGCTGCCACACTAATCACAACTTGCGGAGTGAATCCAGGGACACTACACATCAGCAACCTTGACAACACCGACACAATCTTTCTTGGCGGTTCAACAGTCGCAGTCAACGCTGGACACACAATCCCGAAAAGCGGATCTGAAGACTTTGTTGTCTATGCAGGTCAACAGATGTTCGCAGTATCAACTAAAACAGGTCACTCAGTAGCGTTCACTCTGATCACACCCTGATGCCTTACTTCATTACCGACAAGTCACCAGATTGTTCTGGTTGGGCAACCGTCAAAGAAGATGGCGAAGTGATCGGCTGTCACACAACGAAACAAGATGCAGTCGATCAGATGGTTGCGGTATCTATTGCCGAAGACATGGAACCTGGTGGCGAACGTGCGTTGCCAGATAACTATCGGCCAGCGTTAGCACCAGATGTTCCTGAAGGTCGTGCTTGCGGGAACTGCCACTTCTACGACGAAGACAATGTGCAAGGCGAAGGAGACAACCTCAAGGCTTGGTGTGAAAGATGGGATGCTTATGTTGACGGCGGATTCTATTGCAATGCTTGGCAACCACATGAAGAAGAAGATGAAGAAGATCGTCAAGTCAATCTTGAAGTTCCTGTCTATATTCGCACCGCTGCGCGCAAAGGATTGGACTACTACGGCCAAGGTCTTGCGGGTGAAGGGCTGGTCGATCGAACCGTTCGTGAGGCACGAGACTTGGCACGAGGTCAAGTCAGCGAAGACAAAGTTGTGCGAGCGAATGCGTGGGCGCAAAGACACGCAGTAGATCTTCAAGCACCAAAGAACTCTGACGCAAGCAACGACGAGTTCCCTGGTGCGGGTGCGGTTGCGCATTATCTGTGGGGAATCAATCCGTTGAATCCGCAACCGGCACGAGATTGGTTTGAGCGTAAATCTGAGGCAATCAAATCTGAACGCGCACCAGCTCCGCCGAAGGATCAGATCACAGGTTCGGACAAGAATCCGCAAGGTTCCGCAAAGGCTCCTGCTGGTTCTGCCACGATTGAGTTGACACAAGCAATCGAAGATGGGTTGAAGAATAAAGTTGTTGAACACAACGACAAACTTGACGGTGCAGATCCTGCGTGGAAGCGGGCAACTGTCGGCATGTTGCGCACCGTGTTCCGTCGCGGTGCTGGTGCCTACTCGACTTCGCATCGTCCAGGTGTCAGCCGTAACCAGTGGGCGTATGCGCGTGTGAACGCCTACTTGTATCTTCTTCGCAACGGCCGTCCAGAGAACCCTGCCTACATCACCGACAACGATCTACTTCCAAAAGATCATCCACGCTCCTCTAGAACTCTGCCCGTGAATGTTGTTATGATTGACGGAATGAGCGAATCACTAGAGACACGCCGCATTCAGATCAACGACTTCGAACTACGCGAAGGTCCAACAGGTGACGGAATGTCATTCACAGGATATGCAGCAGTCTTCAACTCTGATTCCGAACCGTTGCCATTCATCGAGCGAATCGCACAAGGTGCATTCAAAAAATCTTTGAAGAGTCGCATGCCAATCAAGATGTACATGAACCATGACTCATCAATGTTGCTTGCTTCGACAAGGTCAAAGACTTTGCGATTGCAAGAAGATTCAAAAGGTTTGCTCGTTGAAGCAGATCTTCCTGACACAACTGTTGGCCGTGACCTGAGCGTGTTGATGAAGCGCGGCGATGTTGACTCAATGTCGTTCGGCTTCTCCGTTCCGTCCGGTGGAGACAAATGGTCGGACGATGGCATGAGCCGTGAACTGCGCCAAGTACGTTTGCATGAAGTGTCGGTTGTGACAGGCTTCCCTGCCTACACCGCAACTTCGGCTTCTGTTCGTTCTCTGGACATTCTTGCCGAGCGCACAGGTGTTGACGTTGACAAACTCGCTGAAGCGATCACAGTCCTTGAAGCGGGTGGCACTCTGTCAGATGAGTCGGCTGATCTGTTGTCGGGTGCGGTCAGCAAACTTCGTGCCGAACCAGCCAAAGTTCCTTCGTCGGTGAGTTTGATGGCGAAGCATCTTGAACTGTTGAAAAATATCTAGACTCTGATATATACTCAGGTCTGCCGGTAAGCGTTCCGCTACGGCTAGAGATTGGTAAGCGTCCCGCTACGATCGGAAGACAACTTCCTGCGCACCACAACTTAACCAATCATGGAGTAATCATGAAACAATTTATTGACCAACAAATGGCACAACGCGCAACAGCGTGGGAAGCCGCAAAGAAGATTCTTGATGTTGCAACCGCTGAGAAGCGTGACTTGTCAGCAGAAGAGACACAAACATATGAGCGCATCAGCAAAGAACTTGATGAGCGCACAGCAACAATCGAGAAGCTCCGCGCCGATGAGGCCCGTGAACTTCGTTTGGATGCAGCAACACGCGAGATCGCAGACCAGGTTCGTCCTGTCGCTGACGC